AAGAAACTCATGAGTATCATGCGCTCTATTCAGTCAACCAAAAATCGCGTTGCTTCTTTCTTCGATAACGAACACGTCAAATACGCCAAATCTTACGAATAACTTTATCACCGGGTTAATAGTAACAAATGAAGTACGTAAATATGTAAATATGCGTTTAGCGGGTAGGGATCTTTTCGGAAAATATTATGCTTTATATTATCCGAGAAGAATAAATGGAAATGTATTTATTTTAGAAAATTGGCGTTTTGAGGTGGAATTATGATTTTTGAACCTTATTATTATCAGCAATATGCAATTGATTTTATTTTAAATACGCCGAACGCGGGTTTGTTCTTAGACCTCGGAATGGGCAAAACTGTAATAATTTTATCCGCGATAGAAAAATTAATGTATGACTATTTTGATGTCTCGCGAGTTTTAGTTATAGCTCCGTTAGCCGTAGCTAAAAACGTTTGGGGGCAAGAAATAAAAAAGTGGGAGCATTTAAAAAATTTAACTTATTCTCTTGCAATCGGAACGAAGAAAGAACGGGACGAAGCGCTAAAAGCTAAAGCGGATATATACATAATTAATCGCGAAAATGTACCCGATTTAGTAAAAGATTTCGGGCATAAATGGGTTTGGGATTTTGTCGTAATTGACGAGCTTTCGTCGTTTAAATCAAGTAAAGCGCAGAGGTTCAGAGAACTCAGGAAAGTACGAAGATATATTAAACGAATAGTCGGGCTGACCGGTACGCCGGCGCCGAACGGATTACTCGATCTTTGGCCCCAGATTTATCTTTTAGATGAAGAATTGTCTCTCGGGCGGACGATAACCGGTTACAGGGAAAAATATTTTTTACCGGATAAACGAAACGCTACGACGATTTTTTCGTGGAAGTTAAAAGACGGAGCGGAAATTGAGATTTATGATAAAATATCAAATTGCTGTATCAGCATGAAAAGCGCCGAGTATTTACAATTACCTGAAAAGCTGTCGGTCAGTCATTCGGTGAATTTGCCGGAAACGGTTAAAGAAAAGTATAAACAACTGGAGCGCGATATGTTACTTCCGTACGCGGACGGGGACGTAGACGCCGGAACGGCGGGAATATTGGTAAATAAACTTTTACAGTTATGCGGAGGTTCGGTATACGATGAGAACGGAGGAGTTAAAAATTTTCACGACGAAAAGCTGATAAAACTTGAACAGTTAATCGAAGAAGCGAACGGGCAACCGGTAATCGTATTTTACGCTTATAAGCACGAGAGGGAGCGTATACTCGCGAAATTTCCGGAAGCGGTAGACGTTAAATCTGAAAACGCGGTCGAACGCTGGAACGCCGGAACGCCGGTAAGATTCCGATTCTATTGGCGCATCCCGCGAGCGCCGGGCACGGATTGAATTTACAGTACGGCGGACATATCGCTATTTGGTTTAATTTAACTTGGAGCTTGGAATTATACCAGCAAGCAAATAAAAGGATCCATAGGATCGGGCAAACGGAAACTGTTTTACTTCATCACATTATAACGAGTAGCGGTATGGATTCGCGGATTCTTTATTCGGTACTTACCGCGAAGGAACAAACTCAAAATTCTCTCATTGACGCATTGAGAGCGGAAATTGCAAAAATTGAGGAGGAAATACTTTGAAACAGGAAAATTTGGAAGCAATTGCGAACGACCCGAAAACGTTTTTATCAAAAGGACGAAATTTGAAAGCGCTTATCGAAGCTAAGCAAGAACATATCGAAGAATGGCGCAGACTTTCAGAATCTACGACTGCTACTCTAAAATCTGGCGGAGGAAGTAAAATTGGTTATAAACAAGGGCTTATGGAAAACGCAGTTTGTAATATTGTAGACTTAGAAACTGAAATACTTATTGAAATTAATGAGCTTGTTGAATTAGAACGAGATATACAAGAAGCTATTAACACTTTGCTAACGGATGACCGACATAAGGCGGTTTTAGAACTTAGATATATTCACCATTTAAAACTTGAAGAAATTGCGGTCAAACTTAATTACGCTTTTCGTCATGTTCAGAGATTAAACGGGCGGGCTTTAGCGGATTTGAAAAAGGTCGCGGCATGTCATGGCTAATGCAATTTATAATAAAATCGGGTAAATATGAACAAATTATAAAGAGCTACTGATAAAAAATCGGTGGCTTTTGATTATATAAGGGCGGTGATAATAATGGCTGGCTTAGCGCCGTTTTATAAAACGGTTGAAGAAATGCAATATAAAATAGATGAATATTTTGAAAATCAAGATTTGTTTGGAAAGCCATATACTATCACGGGTTTAGCTTTGCATTTAGGCTTTTCCGGCAGGCAAGGGCTGTTTGAGTATAAAGCTAAAAAACAATTCACTGACACTATTGCGCGAGCGAGAACAAAAGTTGAGAGTTATGCTGAAAGCCGTTTATTCGACCGTGACGGAGCGCGGGGCGCAGAATTTACGTTGCGGTGTAATTATAAATGGCGCGATACCGAAACGACTGACGATAAAAGCGACGGCTTATTGACGGAAATATTAGGAGCGCTGAAAAATGCAAAAAAGAATGTGGAGTGACAAGCAGGAAGAGTTTTTCCTCGCTGACGATAAACGGATAAATTTACTTTCCGGCAGCGTACGCAGCGGCAAAACTTGGATCAGTTTAATGAAGTGGGGGTTGTTCGCGGGCGAAAGTCCCTCTAATTACGAATTTCTCATGGTCGGTAAAACGCTTACGACTTTAAAACGTAACTGTCTGGGTCCGCTGCAAACGATATTCGGACGGAATTTTACGTATACGCTGACAAAAAAGGAAGGCATTTTGTTCGGACATAAAGTTTTTATTGAGGGCGCCGATAACGAGCAAGCCGAAAGCAAAATCCGAGGAATGACGCTCGGCGGTGCGTATGTAGATGAGTTAACGCTGATACCGGAAAGTTTTTACAAAATGCTTTTATCCCGTCTGAGCTTACCGAGCGCAAAGCTTTACGCGACGACGAACCCCGACAGACCCGACCATTACGTTAACAAAGATATTATTGAAAACGAAAATATCGAACGCGCCAATTGGCATTTTGTGATTGACGATAATATTTTTCTTGACCCGGAATACGTAAAGAATATTAAAAAGGAATACGCGGGCGTTTTTTATGACCGGCTAATTTCAGGGCTTTGGGTCGTTGCGGAGGGTTTGGTTTATCCTATGTATAATCCCTCTTTTCACATCGTACCCGCCGAACCGCGACCGTATGAAAAATATTGGGTAAGTATCGACTACGGCGTGCAGAATCCGTGCGTATTTTCTTTATGGGGGCTCTCCAAAGGGGTTTATTACCTTGTAAAAGAATATTATCATAAAGGTAAAAAAGATAATAACCAAAAAACTGACGGCGAGTATTACGAAGACCTTGAAAAGTTTATCGGGGATTTAAATATACAGACAATTATTATAGACCCTTCGGCGACAAGTTTTATTACCTTAATTCGCCGTAAAGCTAAATTCAAAGTTAAAGAAGCAGATAATGACGTTCTGGACGGAATAAGCGAATGTGCGACCGCTCTTAAAAACGAGCTTGTGAAATTCAATGCTTCGTGCGAAAGCAGTTTAGCCGAATTCGGGTTGTACCAATGGGATAAAAAAGTTGCGGAGGATAAACCGGTTAAAGAGAGCGACCACTTTATGGACAGTTTCAGGTATTTCGTTAAAACGACAAAAATTGCGCAGTTGAAATTTAAGAGACTGAACGATTAAAGAGGGTAAGTTATATGTGGCCTTTTGAAAAGAAATGTGTTATATGTAAAAATTCGATTCGCTGGGGCGATTTCGCGTATAAACAAGAAATTTGCTGGAATTGTTTTTGCGAACAAGTTTCTATAGTGATACAACGATTAGAGGGTTTAGATGAAGCCCAAAGCGAATTAGTCGCGCATATATTCGCGGTTTTTAAGGAAACGTATTTCGGCAGACGTGAAATGCGGTACGATTAGGAGGGATTAGGTGTTAAGTTATCAGGATTGGCTGAAAGCTGACGATAAACAGAAGTTTATTCTTAAAGCGATTGAGGAATATAAAAGCAGTCATAAATATCAGAGGGCGAAAACGGCGCAGAAATATTATGCCGGCGAGAACGAAGCGATTGAAAACCGTATGAGCTTTCTGCAACGGAGAAGCGGTTCGCTTAACAATAGCGGCGTCCCTCTTATTTTTCATAAACTCCGTAACGGGTTCTTCCCGAAATTCTGTAAACAGTCGTCCCAGTATTTACTCGGTAACGGCGTAACGATGGACGAGCAGTATAAAAAGCAGTTAGGCGCGAGGTTCGATAAAGCTATCCAGACGATGGGCATATTCGCTCTTGTAGACGGGGTATGCTGGGGATTCTGGAACGTTGACAAGTTAATTTACTTCCGGGCGACAGAATTTTTCGTACTGTTCGACGAGCGGGCAGGCGCGCCGATGATAGGTATTAAGTTTTGGAAGCTGGCGGACGATAAACCGCTTAACGTGACCCTCTTTGAGATAGACGGAGTTTCCGAGCTTCAAGTGCAGCACGAAGAATTAAAAATATTACCCGGTACTTCGAAAGTTCCGTATAAGCGGGAAATTTGGCGCGGAGGACTCCTTACAGAAGTAGTCGGCGCTTCGGCTTACGATAAACTTCCGATATTTCCGATGTACGCGAACGAGCTTAAGCAGAGCGAATTTTCGGACAGCCTGAAAGCGATGATCGATTTATACGATTTCATCAGTTCCGATTTAGGCGACAGTATTTCGCAGACAGAGGGAATATATTGGGCGATTAAAAATTACGGCGGTAACGACGCGAGAGAACTTGTCGAAGAGATGGAACGCTGGCGCGCTACGGTTAACGACGGAGACGCCGAAGCTAAAAATTTTGTAATCGAAGCTCCTTACGAAGCTAAACAGTACGCGCTAAAACTTCTTAACGATAATATGTATCAGGATAAAATGGCGCTTAATCTTGAAGTTATTCAAGGAGGTTCGCTGACGAACGTAGCTATCAACGTAGCGAAAACGGATTTTGATTTGAAAACCGATTTGTTTGAATGGCAGGTCGCCGATTTCGTCCAGAATATTTTGTCGTTGCTCGGTTTACCGGAGGTTGAAATAAAATTCAAGCGCCGGTCGATTACGAACGATACTGAAATGGTGAATAACATTTCGACTATGCTTGCTGACGGGTATATTGACACGGAAACCGCTTTAAACGAAAACCCTCTTATCGCGGATTCTGATAAACCGACTATCTTAGAGCGTTTATTGACCCAAAATACTGTTATACCCCCTCTTGATACAAACGTAACAGAGGGCGTGGTATAAATTGGCAGATTTAGGCGTTGTATTAACCGACGAGAAGATACGAAATTTAACCGCGCGGCTTGATACCGTTTTCAAGGAAGCATATGAAACGGCGGTAGAGAATAACCAAAAGGCGATAGATAAACTCGCGAATCTTAAAAACGAGTTAAATGATCCGACGGGAAAATATTCTAACCTTACCGATATTCAGAGGGAAGCGAAATTAAAATATTTCGCAAATGAAGTAATCCGTACTGACCAAATGGCGAAAAATATCGCTGACGAAATAGCTGCCGCGGGTAAAACGGCGGGTACGTTAATTCAAGCGGAAATGCCGGGTATCTGGGGTTTAAATTACGATTTTTCAAATTACAGTATTCAAAAGCAGTTAGGTTATGAAATTAATTTCGCGCAGTACGACCGTAATCAGATTCTGGCTATTCTGAACGAAGACAGAGGGCCTTTCACCAAAGCGGCTATAACAAACTTAGGGCAGAATACTAAGGTCGTTCACGCGCTCCAGAACGAGCTTTTAAAAGGTACGGTAAACGGAGAGAGTCAGGCGCAGTTAATCAAGCGGATTAAAAACGTTACTAACCAGAAAACTTACGAGGCGAAACGTATAGTCCAGACTGAGCGGACGCGGGTTCAGACTCAGGGGCGGATGGCGAGTATCAAAGAAGCCGAGGCGTTGGGAATTAAAATGGATAAACAATGGATGTCAAGGTTAATCCGTACGAGAAACAGTCATTTATCCGTACACGGAGAGATAAAACCTTCCGGCGAAAATTTCGGTAACGGTTTAGAATATCCGGGAGATCCCTCTGGCCCGCCTGAGGAAGTTATCAATTGCCGCAATTATTAACCCGGTGATAAAGTTATTCGTAAGATTTGGCGTATTTGACGTGTTCGTTATCGAAGAAAGAAGCAACGCGATTTTTGGTTGACTGAATAGAGCGCATGATACTCATGAGTTTC